CTACTAGCTCTAGTACCTAATATAACTGATTTTTGATTCATTTGTTCATCTGGCCTAACCCAAAATGAAATAGTAAATCCATTCCAAAGTGAATAAGTATCAGGATTAAAAGTAGTTGATACAAATGTTTCTGTAGCCCCACTTCTATCACCTGAAAATGATAATGCATAATTTTTAGCAGTAACAGGTGTATCTCCACCATAATTTCTTCTTTTTCTATTTATATAAGATACATTTCTATCTATCAAAGTAATAGTATCTTCAAATACTCTTTTAGCTAAACTTTCATTTATTTGAAACAAATATTTATTTTCTGGTATTTTTAACCACTCACCCCAATTTAATTTTGTATTACCTTGTTTTTCTCTTGAAACAGATATTAATAAAGGAATTAACTTTGTACTATCTACAAATTCCATTTGTTTGAGTTTATCTTCATATATTTTTTGTGATGCTGACTGAACTTTTTCTTCCATCCATTTAGATTTATTTAAATTATCTAAAAGAGTAGCTTTCTCTTTTTCTAATGATAAAACCTCAGTAGCCAATTCAGAAGTCTGTGTCTCTAAATTTTTAATAATTCTATCTTTTTCTTCTAACTCCTCTTGATGTTGAATTTTTATATCTTTGAAATCGCCTCTAACATTAAACTGAGCATTCAATCTCTCTTGGATTTGTTCTCTGTTATCTGATTTTTTTACAACTCCAGAATGTCCAAATTTTTCTTT